ACTTTCTCTTACTGGTTCTTTAGCGTGACTAATTCCCTGACCCGTTGGTAGCAATATGGAAAATACCATAAGAGGCGCAACGAGGGGGGAAAGTCTTTTCAGAATACCCGTCATTATTCTAGTATATCAAAAATAATGATATAAGTCAAGGGTGAATTGGAGCGAGTGACCAGAATCGAACTGGCACAATCAACTTGGAAGGATGATGCACTACCATTATGCAACACTCGCAGGGATTTTTAGAGCCTCTTGTCGGACTTGAACCAACGACATCTTCATTACAAGTGAAGCACTCTACCACTGAGTTAAAGAGGCATTATTCTAGTTGCTAGATGCACTAGTTTTATTTATAGAGTCTCTTTCATCTATAATCTCATAAGCAAACTTAGTAAGTCCCTCTTCATTATTACTAAAATGATGACCGCAGAACATAAGTTCACCTGATACACCTTTAACTAAAACAAATGCTTGTGCTCCACATGAGTCACAACGATCAGCAATCTTTAAAACTTTGTTTGTAACTTCTTGTTCTTTTTCAGTTAACATTATTTTTCCTTTTTTGGATTGACATGGACGAATGGGAACTTATCTTTTTTTGGATTTTGTTCTGGATACTTTGTTCCAGTATCAGTAGTGGTAACTGTTCCGTTATCACTTGATGGTGTTTCACTCATTGTTTCCTCCTGCTTATATTATACAGCACCCCTGGAGGGATTCGAACCCCCGACCTTATCGGTAGAAACGATTTGCGCTATCCACTGCGCTACAGAGGCTTACTATCTAAATATACCATTCCAGATATTCTTTGTCAAGGTTTTATCTGAAAGTTTATTTGGGTGTATTGATTTAATTCCTTCTGCTGAGTATGCTCGTCTAGCACCTTCATCATTGTCAATTGCTAAAACTGCATTATGATACTTTCTTGCCATTTCTGATTTCCACTTGTTAGATTCAGATGTTGAATAGGGATTCATATGTAATGAATCATACTCAACTCCTGCAGCCTTTAATGCTGCAATTGTTTTTGCACGAGTTGATGCTGGTCTACCAGTTACAATTACAACATTGTATGAAGAATGAGAGTTCAACCAATCAATCGTAGATCGAATAGGTTGAGTCCCATTTCTCAATAATGTATCATCTATATCACAGATGATAGTAGCCATTTTTAGTCTGTTCCCATTTCTGATTTTACAACAGCACTCAACTGCCAATGCCATTTTGCATGCATGTCTTGACGGTCTGCTAAGAAATTTGCAATACCCTGCTCACGAACTCGTGTGGCAAGATCAAATGCGTCCTTAATCTTTTCCGTAACTGCATCATTTGCAGCCAGTAAATCTGCAGACATCATCACAGGATCAGAACTCACATCTGTTTCTGGAATAGATGCTAATTCAACAAAACGACTTAACTTAAATGGTGCATAATCACCAAGTTTTCTTACTAATTCTGCAAAGGGGTCGATAGCCCCATCATAATCTTCATAAATTTCTTCAAAGAATTCATGGAATTGTGGGAAATCGTCACCCTCAACATTCCAATGATATCCATGTGCTTTAAATTTTAATGTTACTGTATCTGCCAGCAACGACTTTAGTGCATTAATTAATTCATCCATATGTTTATTATACCCTACTAATTAAAAAAGGCTTAACGACCTTTTCCACGCTTTACATAGCCTGTCTTCTTCTTGTTCATAGACCCTGGAGTATTAAATCCACCTCGTTGTGGAGTATTCTTAATTCTAATCTCAAGTGCTTCTTTAACTTTGTCGTGATGCTTTCCCATTTTATCTCCTAAAGTAAACAGTTTGCCACGCCATTACATCGTGTGGGGATATATGCAACTGCTAAACATATAACGCTTGTACCCTAAGTCAGATTCGAACTGACACTGTAACGATTTTAAGTCGTTTATCTCTGCCATTGGATTACTAGGGCATAGAGAAGAGGGCTGGTCGTGAGAGACAGCCCCCTGCTCGTAAATTTATTATAGCATTATATTTTTTATATGTCTAGTTCTTTGCTTTTGGTGTATCTGGATTTGATGCTTCTGTATCTATATTATTAAATGCAGCATTAATTTCACTTCTTGTAAGTTTGCCATCTTCTACATATGCTCTTGCTAATCTTTCTAAGACTGTGGCTACTCCACCAATTCCTGCCATAGCAGCAGAAAGCCAGAAATTAACACCAACAATTGCACCTGCACCGATAACAGATAAGGCTGTAGCAATAAATACTGCAAAAATTCTTTTAACTATATCAATCATTCTTTTTCCCCCTTATCATTTTCTCTCAATCCCATTGAAAGAAGCCAAATTATCAATGACCATACAATTGCAAAGCCAACGACAGTTTTAGCACTTCCTTCAAGAACTACCCATGCAATAAACATACCCAAAAGAGTAAATGTTTGGTTAAGTAATTCACGAACTTTATCTAATATCCACTTCATTATTTAATCACCCTCCCTACCACGCTAGTTGTTGATAAAATTTGTGCAGCAATAACTGACGCAACAACAACTTTTTGAGATTGTTCTCTAACTTTTGGTGTCATGTCTGCACCAACATTTGCCATAGCAGTCAGGGCTTTTCCTGGATCTGTAAATATTGCAGATACTACTGCTGATGGACTATTAAAAATTTGAATTGCATCTGCAACTTTAGCAGTCAATACAACCCCGTTAGGCAAACTAACTGGAGTTTCTGGTGGAAGGTCTGCATATGTTAAGCCTAGTTCTGTTAGGCTTTCTGTTGTTACCGCTTCTCCTGGAACTAGGTTGTCTAATATTGACTGAACTTTAACATCTGTGGTATCATTTATGGATGGAATATTTTCAGGAGTTGCGCTATTGGATGGCAAAGGAGTCTCAGGTAAGGTCGGAGATTCCAGTGGAGTTGGAGTTACTTCTGGAGACGAAACAGATGGCTCAGGAATTACGGTTGGAATTACAATCGGTTCTGGAGTCTTTGAATAGATTGGAGTAGGCGTTGAAGAAACTTCTGAAGGCGATGGGGACGGCGTTACTTGTATTGTCTCTGATGGTGACGGTTCAGGTGTTGGCTCTGGGCTTGTTGTGGGTGTTGGCTCAATGGTTTGTGTCGGGCTGGGACTAGGTTCTAAACTAGGACTTGGACTTGGTTCTATAAGATATTCATAGTGTAAATAAACATTTAATCTTTTATATGTACCGCCACAGGGATCTCCGAAGATACCATTTGATGCGGGTATTTCAACATAATCATTTCCCAAAACATATTCTTCAACAATAGATTGTGATTCAATTGCGTGACACCAACTTTCTTGTAACTGTTCTGGTGTCCCATAACTAGCAAACTCTACATAATCAAAGTATGCATTATCTGGTGCTTGTAAAATCATTGTCCCATTCTCTGGAACACTTGCAAAAATCATTTGCGAATCATCTGAAAAAGCAGGAGAAATTGTAAAAAGAAAAATTGTAGCAATAAAAGGTAATACCCCTAAAACATTTAATATTTTTTTATTTTTCAATTCCTTTTTCTCCGAGTCAATTATTATTGACAAGACTATTATATCACTAATTAATCATAAATACTAGATAATATAAAAAAAAGGACAGATAATAATCTGTCCCTTTTTTATATAACTTTAAATTTTTGGATCAAATAATCCATTCCAAATAGAATATGATTTAGATGTACTACTTGCTTCTGATGCATAAAGGGCTGCTAAATGATTTTTAGCATCTTCTTCTGTTTTATGACATCCAACAATTTCCCCGTTGTCATCTTTGACAACAGCATAACCAGAACACCCTTCTTTTTTATTTGAAATATGCCAAGGCATTATTCTGGTAACTTCTTCATAGTTAATTTTACATCATTGTAAACTGAAGCCCAGCCTAATGGCTCTACTCCCCAATTTTTCTTAAACCAAGTTAATGGTACTTCTCCAACAAAATCTTTTTTTGGAGAATCTGTTCCAATTACAATGCCTTTTTTATCAGACTGAATAACTACATGCCCAAACTTTCCAATATTAAAAAAGATGGGAGCACCAATTGGGGCATTTTCAAAATCAGTATGTCGTGCTTCCTTTGGGATATGATTCCATGCATCAATTGCAGAAGCATATTTTACTGGAAGACCCCAAGCATTTTGGCAGGTTCGGTGACACCACCCCTGAAAACCAGAAGTACCAAGATGCTTTCTCATATTCTTAAGAGCCTGAATACCATTTAATTTACTTGTGGACATTAGGCATCCAAAAGAACTTTAGGATCTAAGTGACCATCCCAAGCCCAGTTTGCAGTCTTTTGTACTTCAAAGTGTAGGTGCTCTCCGAATACATTTCCATCTTCTGGATGTCCTGCACGACCACCTGATTCACCAATATGCTGACCCTTTGTAACCTTGTCTCCAACCTTAACAAGAGACTTCATTAGATGAGCGTAGATAGCCCAATATTTCTTACCGTTAATTGAAGATTCAACAATAACTGAATGTGCACCAAATGATGATCCCCAAGTACCAATTCCCTTTACTGTTCCTCCAACTGCTGCAAGTACATCCGTACCCGCCTTGCATGGAAAGTCTACTCCTTTGTGGATTCCGTGAGACCAAACATCTCCCTTTTTACCATATGGTGTTCCGATCTTGCCACCTTTAATTGGTAATGCCATAACTAATCATTCCTTTTCATTTTTAATTTTAGATCTTTAATAAATACTTCTGGACTAACTAATCTAGATTTTATACCTTTTATTGTAGCGCAATTTTTGCCACCCCATAAAGGATTAGGACCAAAAGTGTATTCGATACTACTATCTATTATACCAAACCCTGAATTGGACGCACATATTATGCTTGCCCCTTCTTTTTCAAGGGACTTCCACTTAGATTCACGCACATCAATTTTGTCTGTCTTACTCCAATACCCCTGTGAATCAAAATAAATATCAAAACTCTTAGTCACTTTACCAACGGTAATTGAAATATCTAAGTCAGACTTAATTCTACCGCTTGAAAGAAACTCTCTTTCCTTGTCTACACCTGTACGCTCTACATCAAATCCCTGCATCTGTAGGAATTCGATTACAATATCTTCTGCAAACCAGCCATAAATTAAATCAATAGCATATTCAGTAGCAGTTCTATTGTCACGATTAAATGGAATGTTGCATATTTTTTCTAGTCTATTAGAATGTTTTGTAGATACATCTAAACTGAGAGACTCTTGGGCTAACTGCCTAGTCATAAAATTATCAAAATTAATATCGGGATACATAAAAGGTATGTCATTAAATGACACACCTAGTAGGTCACACAATGAGATTAAACTATCTCTCTTAGCAGTAAGTTTTTTATTATCTATCATAAATTAATTATCAAATACTTTAGTGAATGAATCAATTTTATCATTGATACTTTTTAATCTTTTCTTAAGATTAGAATTCTCTGTCTTATAGTTTTGTAACTGATTCTTTAAAAATTGATTTTCTTTAAAAGTAATTGAAAGCACTTCTGATGTCTTTTCATTTAGTTTTTTTTCAATCTCAATTATAGAAACAAGGCATTTATAAAGTTTAGTGAAATGCTTAATTGCAAAAACATGTATTAAAATTGTTACACTAATTAGACTTACTACTAGTACTTCCATTTTTACCTCTTAAAATTAGCGTGGTAGATATTCACCTTGTGTCCCCTGCACTGAAAGCGTAGAATCTTCTAACGCCATTCAACTGGACTCGTAATATGTAACTATTCCACCCTAAGATAAGAATATCTACCACTATCTTCTATTGTATTAAATAACCCTTAAATTGTCAAGCGCACTTGCAAGTTCTTCTGGCATAGATCTTTTAGGAGCATCAATTACTCCAGGATTTTGCCTAACATACTTTTCTCTTTCTTTCAAAATCTCATCTCTATGCATACTAGAATATGTATGGATTTTAACTTCTCTGTCCCCTTTAGTAGTTCTAGAAATAGCATTATATATTGCTCCACAAACAGCATCCGCAAGGTCTTTAGAACCCTTTCTTGGGTGATCAACCTTATCACGAACAATTCTAAGTTGCAACAACTCATCAACTAATAACTTAATTGCTGGACCATTTACACGCTCTTCAGTCACAAGCATAGCCATATCTTCATAGTGCTTCTTTGCAACAGATAACAACTCAGTATTAATTCCATGAGCCTTAAGTTGTTGCATCATATCATGTGAATTCCAACGGTCAAATGTAACCATTTTCAGTCTAAATCCACGCTCACGAAGATGAATTATATAATCTTTAACTTCAGTAAAGTCTACAGACTTAGTTGATGTTGGTGTCCAGAACATGACTGCATCTACTACTACTCTAGGAGCAGCATCTGTCATTGTTCCCGCAATTTTCATGCTTACCCAAGATTCAACATGCGCTAGTGCAACAGCACAATGGTCATGCTTCTGAGCAAGGTCGACATGTATAAAGTATTCTTTATCCTCATCTGGCTTGAACCATTCAGCAAATCTTCCATTTTCTCCAACTGCAATGTCAGATCTGTTAAATGCCATCTCAACTTTTTCACGAGACTTAAAGAAAGCATCTACTGCTTCTGGAGGCATACAGGCAAAGCGTGACAGTGCATCTACTGGATCGGTATAGAAATCTACGGTAAAATCTTCAATGTGCCTTGTAGGATTAATTTCCCATGTGGGTCTCTTTAGGGCAAACACTCTAGGAACAGAGTAAGCATTGATATGATCTTCTTCCCATTCAACTGTAAATTTATTTTCTTCAATGTCAT